AAGAAACTGAATAAATGCAAACTAATAAGCAACACCAAGTCGTCTTCCACACCAACGGCATCATGGACCCACTATCATGGGAAATCATCGGTATGTCAGCGAAAGAAGACACCTCAACAGCAATCGGTCAATTCGGCTCCGGCCTCAAATACGCCATTGCTGTCTTACTCCGCAACGAACACGAGTTCGAGATCGTCACGCGTGACAACGACGTCGAAACGATCTACAAATTCGACACGTCGACGAAATACTTCCGCGGTAAAGAGTTTCAGATCGTCACCTGCAACGGGAAAGAGTTGGGAATCACAACCGACATGGGCAAGCACTGGGAGTTATGGATGGCCTATCGAGAACTGGTCTCGAATACAATGGACGAAGGAGGCATTCACATGTCATCCGAAGAGGCAATGCCTGACGGCACGTCGATTCTAGTCCGCGGCGAAGACTTCTACGCTTTGTTGGCCATGCACAACGAATACTTCATCGGTGATCGTGAAGTCCTCCACGACACAACAATCTTCAACATCTACAATGGCACAGGCAAAGTCTTCTATCGTGGAGTTCGCGTCGGAAAGCTCGACAAGCAATCCTTCTACGACTACGAGTCGATCTCACAAATGGACCTCACAGAAGACAGAACAATACGTAATCCAGAACAACTCAAACGCCGTCTCGGCAACATGTACACATGCTACTGCGAAGACCGCTCACTCATCAAACGCGTCATTACACTGGCCGAAAAACACTTCGAATACGATCTCGACTGGGAATGGTCATGGTCTGAAACCTTCAGCGAATGCGTCCGCGAGATCTGGCTCACAAAGCCAACAACACTCAACGACAAGATCGCTAAGTTATTCAAAACCAAACAAAACGACACGACATGGGAGACACAAGACTTCACCGAGGACCAAGAAATCCTTCTCAATGCGGCCAAAGACTTCATGTTAAAGGCCGGCTACGAAATCACATCCCCCGTTCGTCTCGTCATCAACAAAGACACAAACAACCTCGGCTTCTACCACGAAAACATCATTTATCTTACACAAAAAGCCTTCGATAAAGGATTGTACGAGTTGATCTGTGGCTTGTTCCGTATGTACATGAGCCAAGAAGGTTTCGGCTTGACGTCTCTAACAAGCAGCAAAGCCTCCGACTGGCTCATCGAAGAACTCATCACGACGAAAAGACGTCAGTTGAAGATTGCCTTCTAACTCGTTAAGCTCATTACCAAGACGAAACGCCGCGAGGCGTCGGAAGAAGTGACGTGTCTTCCCTGATGAGTCTGTCAAAGAAAGATTAAACATACAAAACAAATGAAATACTTATTTACGCGAGGCGGGATGATGGGAAGCAACTATCGCATCTTCACAGCCGAAGGAATGGAAATTGGCAACCTATACCTCGCCGACAGCTTCGACTTAGACTCGCTCGGCTGGACCGAAATCACGGAGGAACCATCATGAACGAAGCAATCCTCCGACATCTCGGCGTCGCGCTCCTCGGCCATTGGTCCCTCCACCCCGACGACATACCAATCTCCATGGTCGAGACATGGCGGTCATACAAACGCGACGGGAAGATGTTTCCTTCACTCCTCTCCTCGCCCAGTCTCAAGCCTTACCTTATCGAACAAGAACTTCCTGTCGACACTACATTGATAGGAAATGCAACAGTCGTCGCGCTAGCATTGCTTTTCGGGCAGGTGGGCATGACACATCCGATGAAGTGGCTGAGACCAGAGTTCAACGAACAACTCTTCAACAAGCTGAAAACCGTCGTCCGGATAAAGCGATTCTAAGGCGGATATGAGATTTGTCATGAATCTGCATGAAATTCTCAAATACTCTTTGCCTTTTCTCCGTCCTGAGCTATTCTATTCACGTGAAAACGCCCTCAGAGGAGGTCGGAAACACAAACGCCGGAGGACGCATCCTCCACCAACACATCGAAATACAAAAACATGAAACGCATTAGCCAATCCGTCCTCGGTCTCACCGCATTCCTCGCCGTTCCTGCAACGGTCGAAGAATTCCAATCCTTCCTGACCGGAGACTCCACTGTCCTCGACTACGCGATCGACGAAGCCTACTATCGTGGCGTTGCCCCGAAAGTTCGCACCGCCTACCTCGCCGGTATCAAGGAAGCGCTGGGACACGAACCGAAAGTTCTGTCCGAAAAAACCGTCGGTGAAGGTGACGCCGCCAAAGTCGTCAAGACCTACGAAAAAGACACCGTCTTCATCAAACGCATTCGTGCAGAAGGCGCGACCGACGCAGAACTCACGTCGCTCCTTCAAGCCGCGTTTGACAAAGTCGGCTGGGACCTTTCCTCGACCCGGAATACCGGACCGAACAAGAAAGACCTCGAAGGTGCTGACTTCTACATCAACGCTGTCGCTGCCGGTGAATCCACCTGGGAACGCATTGTCGGCAAGTTCAACGACGCCAACCCCGGCCTCAACCTCGAAATCGGCGAGGACGGCAAGGTGTCGAAGGACGTCATGGCCGAAGCCGTTCGCGTCAATCGCCTGCGTGTCGAAGGCGAGCGCATGATCTAAGCTGTAAGGGGCACAGATCATTGTTTTGAAACTAGCCTCAGGGGAGCAATCCTCTGAGGCTTTTCAGGTGAGAATGGGAATGGCTATTACATACGATTGCGACTTTGGCTACGACGCAGAGCTAGCGGCGTTGTATGTTGTTGATATCGAATATGTCGTTCCTATATACTCAAGTCGGGCTAGCACACCATCCTCTCGCCAGCGTCCAGCAAGACGCTTCATCATATACCGACAGAGACGTAAGTAACGGCACTCGGAAGTCCGGATGACTAATTATTGATTTATAAGGGATTCGCCTCACATCGACGTAACACTCGGTGTGGGGCATTTCCCGTGAGAAGTGGGAACTTCGACAGGTCAACTTGGGTGAAATTGAGCAGCCCTGTCGCCCACTTCTCAAAGGAATGCACGTCGATTTGATAAGAAAGCATCGACAATAACACGGGTCGCGCCCGTGGAAAACGATATCAGTATGAGAGCTAACTGCACGTGCATTCCACCACTTTCCGTCTCGTTAATCAGCTTACCAGCACATGAAAGAGAAAAGCGCATTTTACGAAAGCGAAGCATGCTTTCGACGTTATGAAAACTACATCATACAAGCCATCATTGCCTACCCTGAAGAAGTTCGATTTGAACCTCAGGGTCGCGCCGCAGTTACAGACGCGACGAGATGCCGCGATGCAATTACTGCGTGGCGTAAATATCAATGGCAAGCCGCGCTTGACCCGGTTGCCTACAAGGTGATCCTCGCCGACCTGACCGCATGGACCTCGATGGGTTTTGTGTGTTTAGGTTCTCGGCAGGTGTTGAAGGTCATGCGAAAAGAGCTGAACACGACCGAGCAAAAGGACGCTCTCAAGCTCGCAATGCAGTCGATGAAGCCGAAGTCGAAGATGGCGAATGTCGTTGACGAGAACTTCTTGGCCGACATCGCTGCTGAAGAAACTGCAAACTTTCTTTCACTTTCCATAGAGCGAGCTGTCGAACTCATCGACGAAGGAACTCACGCTGGTCCTTATGTCTGTGAGAATACTCCAGACAACTTGTCGCGTGCGCAACAGGCTATTGGAGAACGACTAAATGTCGTCTACGTGATTAACAAAGAAGGCAAGATACAGATTTTTTGATGGACAATCCATACCACAAGCCTGCTGGTTTTTATTCGCCTCCTGTTTGTCCTACGCCGATACATAAACTGCACGTCGGAAATCGTTTCCGGCTCATGTTCGGCCAACCACTTCTTCCCGATCCCATGTCATTATCAACATCATTACTCGGCCCTTATGACGATGTCTCCACCGGAGATAAAACCATCGTGTCTGCGGCAATTCCACCGGACGTGAAAGAGCGTCTCTTTGTCGATCTGTTGCCTCGCCGTGGCTCGGTCGATAAACTCATCGCGCGTCAACTTCACATGGTTGATGCGTATTTCTGCGTCCATCCTGAACTTGCAAGTCTCACGGACGACATGAAAGAAAAGGTGGTCAACACTCTCCTGAACAGCTTTGTCGATTTCCTCGACGAGCTTGAACCTAAACAACTAGTTATCAAATCAAATGAACATGACACCAAGACGAGTCCTGATCGGGACGCTTAAACACCATCCGCGGAAGATCGTTACAAAGGCGGATTACAGTACGTCGCCAATGACTCCGGAAGTCAGCGAACCTGCCTATTACGAATGGATCGACACAGGCAAACGCGGACTTCTTCAAGGTTTCTTTACGGAAGGTGACGCGGGCGACTTTACGGTCATTGGTCTCGTCGAACTTACCGACGGCTCCTTCGATACCTTCGCCGCGACCTGCATCAAACTTGAAACACCAACACCTAATCCTGCACCCTAATGTCTGAAGACAAAACACTCCATCGCGAAGCCCCGCTTGTCCACCTCATCATGATCGACCCCAAGACTTTAAAAGGTGTCGAACTCGAGGAACATCTCCGTCAACTACGTGAGATGCGGGCAAGCCCTGCAACGACACGCGCCAAAACCGAACGCAAGCCTCGCGCCAAGTCCGTCAACGTCCAGAAACTTTCCGAGATGCTCTGATGGAAAACGAAACCTTACTCACCGCATACAACCCAACGGAACGAGAAATCATCCTGCAACATCTCGAACGTTCCGAACTCGCCGAGTTGAAAGGCGTTCGACCTGACGGACGCAATCGACTCGATCTTCTCCAACTCGTCTGCAACGACGAACGTCTCTGCTCTCAAATCGTAATCAAACTTTCTTATGGCTCTCTTTAATACAGACCTAGACCTCGACCTCAATGACCAAGTTGGCCTCCCACATATCGTCGAACCTAAGCGTCCTCTACTCGAGCGCGATCTTGATGGTGGCGAGAATGACTACATCTTGCGCATCGACAACACCACCCTTGAAATCTTTCAAGGTTGCCCTCGTGCTGCGGAGAAGTATTGCGTGGATCGTCGACAGGCAATCCCGACCGCGGCCTTGCAGTTTGGAGGAGCAATCCATGTCGGACTGGAACATCTCTACCGCGACGGTTTCTCGTCTTTGTCTTTCGCTATCGAAGCCTGTCTCGTCATGCTCGACCGACTTAAATTCCGTGACCCGGACGAATGGCGCACGCCAGTCATCGCGCAAGACACGTTGGAAAAATACGTCGAATGGTATACAAAACACGGCGATCCAATCAAGCCGATTACAGTGGACGGCAAAAAGTTTATCGAAAGGCCGTTCTCGCTCGTTCTCGGAGAGATCGAAATCAACCAAGAAGTAGGCTACAGTGAACTCACACTCACCCAACAAGGCGACAACTCTCGAAACCTTCACATTGATAAACTTATCATTCTCTGGTCAGGACGTATCGACATCGCCGCCAACTACGGTGACAACAACGTCTATATCACTGACCATAAGACATCTTCAATCGGGGGCGCACAGTTCTTCAAAGACTTCATGCTCTCGCAGCAAATGGTTGGCTACAATTGGGCAGGACGTCGCATGTTACCGGGGCACAAAATCGTCGGGACAGTGGTCAACGCTATTGTTCAACGTAAACCGACCAAAACAGGCCGTGCGCTGGACTTCGAACGGCAGGTTTACTTCCATACTGACTGGCATGTCGCCGAGTGGGAAAAAGACGTCATGGAACAAGTGGCTTATTTTGTCCATTGTCTCACCAACGGTTTCTTCCCGAAGCAAACGAAAAACTGCTTTCATAAGTACGGACAGTGCCAGTATCACAACGTCTGCACGCTTCCACCAACCCAACGCCATCTCATTCTCGGCTCTCCCGAGTACACGAATGTCACGTGGAGTCCATTAGAAGATCGTTAACATGAAATATTATAAAGTCTTAGTCATCGAAGTAGGCATTGGTAAATTTAATTACTTATCTTACGATGATGTTCGCACTCTGCAAGAACGTTTTCTTCGCGGCTCTTTGTCTTCATGTGACAGAGAAAACCTTGACGGAATTCTATCGCAATTAGCGAAAGACTTCACCGAAGAAAAGAAAGAGTCCCGTTAATCCCATTAACCAAACAAGATGCAAACATATATTACAAACCATAAACTCGGCTTTGCACAGTGGAGTCAATTCACATGGAAGCAACTGAAAGAGATTGCGAAGTCTCATGGTATTAAGGTCGGACGCAACAAAGATGATACTATGTGTTATCTTACACGCGGCACGATGATCATGACTGATGAAGTCAAAACTTTCGGTGTAACACTTTCCATCTCAATGCAATGAGCAAGCTCGAAGAAACATTGAAAGAACGCGGCGGACAACATGGCAAGTTCCATGACAACGCAGAACTCACTGAGCGTTTGCTTGGCGTTTGTCGTGACGGAAAGAACTACCACACGCTTTCGCCTGTGATGAAGACGGCGATGTTCTTTGTCATGCACAAGGCGGCAAGAATACTGTGCGGTGATCCACTTCACGTCGACCACTGGCATGACATCGGAGGCTATGCGAAGTTGGCTGAGGATGAGGCGACGTCGAAGCCGAAGGTTGGCGTGCATAAACAACAGCTTGCACGCGAATTATGTCCTAACTGCCATCAATTCATTCCATTGACAGTGCCTAATGGTAAGTGCCCGATTTGTGATTTTAACCTAATCCAATCATGAGTTCAATCTACGACGACCTGCTGCGAAAGATGGCTGAGGAAATGAATAGGCAGGCTGGGATCGATCCTGATTTCTATTCACGTCCCTTCCCCGGCGCATACACGAAAGCCAAATCTCCAATGCGCCGTGCGACTCCTGAGATGTTTCACGATTCTTACAACAGCGTGCCGCATGTTAAGTTGAAAGATCCTGAGCAGTATCGCGGAGATAATCCTGATGTTCTCGTCTCAGCTAATCCCGGCAGATGGAAAGTTGTCAATGGGCAGAAATACATCGAAGATGCAAAGTGGCGTATGCAGCTTGTGAACCCTGAATGGGAGACGACACATGAAGGAACGAGGCCTGTTAGGAAAGGAAAGACGACGTTTCATTATTCGACGCCACCGTTTTATACCGACGAGTATTAAACATCACGTGCTGACAGACACGCAATTCTGTCACTACATTCCAGCTTCCGCAGTGAGGCGCGTCCAACCAACGGTATCGGTAGAGTCTGGCCGGGAGTTGGAATGTGGTAGGAGAGGTTGACGGATGCAAGGGTTGCAGGTACTCTGTTGAAAAGCAGTGCAGAACCCGGCGTATAAACGCAATATCACATCCAATAGTCCAGCGCCTCCATGATTACCACACGGACATAGAGGTCTGGGTATCCGCTCTATGTCCGACCGCTCTCCCAAACAAACAAACCAAATGATTGCTGACAAAACCATCACCATCGAAATCGTAGACGGATCTTGGATCGTCACGGTTGACCAAGGTAAAGCGAAAGGTTATGAGACGAAAGTCTTCAAGATCTATCGCCAATTCGCTACTTACCTAAAAGATCTCTTAGAACCACAAGGATAAAAACATGACACAACTACTGGACTGGTCAGTCCTTAACGACCCAAACTTCCCGATCTCGGCGAAACACCTCAAGCATCAGCGTCGCATGCATGTGCAGCAGAACGCGAAAGTGCAGAGACGTCTCGTGCATCGTGCGCAACGCTTCCAGCCAACACGTCCTTATCACGGAAACTTTTACTAAAGCCGCCATGAAACGTCTCTACTTCGATACAGAAACCACTGGCTTCCCTAACAACGGAAGCGACCTCGTACTTCAACCCTTCATCGTCCAGCTCGCAGCAATGCTCATCTGTGATGACGAAGGTGAACTTGCTTCTTTGAAGTGCATCATCAAGCCTGCTGGATGGCAAGTCGGCGAAGGTGCAGCAAAGGTCCACGGCATCACGACCGAGAAAGCCGAACGCTACGGCGTTCCGATCATCGGACCTCTCACGACCTTCACCCACATGATCGCTACGTGCGACCAGATCATCGCCCACAACATAGCCTTCGACACCAAAATCCTCGGCTTTGCATACAGCCGTCTCGACCGTCAAAACCACGTCTGCACCAAACCGGGCTACTGCACGATGATGAAGACGACGGACTTGTGCCGTATCCCTAACGTCGGACGCGCTGGCTACAAGTGGCCTAAGCTTCAAGAAGCTCATGAATACTTCTTCAAGGAGTCCTTCGATGGAGCACACGATGCGATGGCTGACGTCAAAGCGACACGGCGTATTCATGCACATCTTATCCAACATCAACTCGACTAATGGCTAAGAAGCGTCATCCCAAGGACAAAGCGACCAACCTCAAAGTCGATCGTATGTTCTTGCGTGCACGTCAACTCCGTGCTAAAGGATTTCCCAAAGCCAAATGGATTGAGTTCTGTGAGATATGTCTAGAAGCAGGCTACACGGTACATCTTTACGAAGCGCGTAAAACCTACTCCAAATACATCACAGTCTCGCTTGACGACATCCGTCCTTTCAAGGTCCGATTCTCCAATCACAAACCAATCCATTCACGTGAACTAAACGGCGATTGCGACTATTTCGTAGGTCATACAAACTTACGCGTCACAAACACCGACGGAGCCTTAGCCGCCACTGCAAAATATTTTCAACTCAAACTTCTATGCAACAAGGAAATACATTAAAACGATCAGACCGCGCCATTATCATCATTGGCGATCCCGGCGTGCGCAAGACTACTCTCGCACTCCACTTCCCCAAACCCTACTTCTATGACTGCGACGGTAATCTCTCTGCTCCTGTTGAACACACTAAGATCAAAGACTTCTTCTTTGACTCAGCCGTCTACACGGACAACGGAATCTGGATCCACCCGCTCTTACGCTATCAACATTGTGTTGTATGCCATAACGCAGCCGCCGTCAATCCTGACGTTGAAACCATCATCGACGATTCTCTGACGACTATGTCAGACATCATCATGTCGGAAGTCATGCGTCAGGAACATGGTGGGCAATACACGTTGAAAAGTTATCTCGCAAAAGACGCCGAAGCTCGTGCCAAGGACGACAAGCTCATGGACGTCATCAACGCCAAGGGCATGCGCATCCAAGACTGGGGGAAGTTCCTTTTCTTAATGAAAGGTTACGTCTCGACTATGCGGACATGCGGCAAGACTTACGTTCTAATCTCCCACAATAACTATGAAAAAGACGAAGTCGACGGACGTTTCAAGCAGTTTATCAATGTGCCTGGACAAAGCAAAACAACCATGTCTGGGTTATTCACCGATTGTTGGCACGTTTACCTTTCGGTCACTGGCGTGGGAGAAGCCGTCAAACACGAGTTCAAAGTGCGAACTCTACCCATCTCCGATGTTGACCATCGTGGAATTAAGTCATCGTTCCCGGGACTGAAACGTCTCAACACGTTTGACGAAGTCGTCAAGGTGATGCAAACCCTTAAACAAACCGCAGCATGAAAACACAAATCAGAACCGAACCTGTTCACACAATTACGATCACTGTGAGTGAAGCTGAACGTAAAATGATCATAGATTTTTTGAACGGTTTTACATCACCCACACAAAACATGTTGGTGGTTATCACTGGTCTTAAAGAAGCCTTCACCCTACCGCCAGAAGAAGAACGTGCATCATGACACGTCAGCGGCAATGGCAGATTAAACAGAAAGCCCTCGGCAACTGTGAAATCTGTGGCTCACCTGCATCCATTCGCCACTCAACACGCTGCGAACAACACAATCCAAACCGCTTCAAGTTTCCACGCAAACTCTGGCGTAAGGCAATAGAAGCTTTTGCACAATGAAGATCACACGTGACCACTTTATGTTTCTTTACCAATACTCCGCCCCACATTACGCTCACGCCGGAGCATGTCGTTTCGTCATGTTCAACTACCAACGCAACCTCGGACGTAAACTCATGTTCCCTAACCTCAACAACGTCGACACCTCATGCAACGAGCCTTCATCGTAAAACTCGAACTCGATCCTTCTGCCTCGATCCAACAAATCGAGCAGGAAATGTTCGACGCCATCCAATACGACTTCCCCGAAGTCCTCTCCGTCAAAGCATGGCATGGCGAGAACGAAGCTAAGTCTCCGCCAGTCGAAGGCGAGATCATGTCGGGTCAAATCCCTTCACTCTAATTTTCCGGCTTGTCTTGTTAATCACCTTACCAAGACGGCCCATCCGAAAGAACGACAAAACGTAAAACACAAACGAAAGACAAAACGAAATGTTACCAATGATTGCAAGTAAGTTCACCCGCCTCATGTCTGAAGCCGACGAGTTCGTCGATGGAGGCGATCCACTTGGACTTGGTCTTGACCTGTCCGGCGTGGATACTTCACGTCCAGCCTTGCCTGAGGGGATGTATATCCTCGAGGTGGGTGAAGTGAAGCGCGAGGAGAACAAGAAAAAGGACGGGTTTAACCTGCTTGTCCTCTTCAAGACGACCAGCGAGTCGCCTGACGTGACTGGAGAGAAAACGATTGCTGCGGGCTTTACTGTGCGCAAATACTATCCTCTCCAACAGTCGGCGAATGAAAAAGCACCTGACTTCAAGGCGGACCTCGCGCGCCTTCAGGATGCGATTGAAGGGACTGAACAGGGCAATCGTCCTCCGTTCAATCCGTTCAACTACACCGGCAAGTTGGTCATGGCCAAACTGAAGGTGGAGACGACTGACGAGTTCGGCACGCAAAACAACATTGCGAAGCTGGAACCTGTGACGGAATAAGCCGTCTGAATAAGGGTCGGGGACGGAAACGTCCTCGGCCTGTTATTTTTTTCTTTTCTTACATTAAAACATAAATGGACCAAACCCCAGAAGCAGTTGAAGAATCCGAAGTAGAAGACTACGTTCCTATTGAGTGGGAATTTCGTTATCCACAAAACGCTACGCTTGTGTCGTGGGACGAAGTGGAAATGACAGATCGCTCCCGCACCGACTTTGGTGATCTCGAACCTGTGGCCTTGTCGATCAAGAAGAACGGCTTGATCCATCCGCCGACAGTAACCCTCGCGCCGGAAGGACATCCTTTCAAGTATATTCTCGTCGCCGGCGAACGCCGTATGCGGTCGATGAAACTATTGGAGATCACGCTTTTTCCTGTGAACGTGCGGGACTACATGGAGAAACATGAGATTCTCGAATTGGAACTCATGGAGAATTTCCACCGCAAGCAAATGTTGTGGCAAGAGCAATGCGTACTTGTTGCCAAGACGCATCGTGAGAAAGTTCGTGTCAGTTCGCTCGACTCCAAGTCGTGGGGCACGAGAGAGACGGGAGCGCTGCTCGGTGTTTCCAACGCGCACGTGTCTCATGCCGTTGTCGTTTCTCCATTGCTTTTGCAACAGGACGCTGAGATCTGTGCAGCACTCAACCTCTTCAACGCCTACGAGATCCTACTCAAACGCCGTGAGAATGAAGCGGCTGCGCTAATGGTGGGCGAACTCAACCAACGTGCATCAAACGTAGCTGCGGCGACGGGAGGGATTCGTGTGACAAAAGACGACACCGACGACGTGTTCGGCGAAGTTCTCGACCCGACATTCCGTGTCGTCGATGGCGAAGCCGAGGTGAATGAGTTCCTTGGTATACCTGCAACGACTGGCAAACTTAACCTCGACCTTTCGTCACTCTTCCGTCTTGGCGACTGCCTCGAAGTCATGCCGACTTTGCCTGAAGCCTGCGTCGATCACATCATCACCGACCCGCCATACGGTATTGATCTCACCCAAATGGCTGAACTGAAAAACATCGACACAGTCGTAGAAACTCATGACGTTGAACAGAACATTTCTATGTTTGAACCCTTTCTACAGAACGCCTTTCGTATTACGAAACCGAATGGGTATGTTGTGTTTTGGTATGACCTTGACCACCATGAGAAGCTGCAATCCATTGCGAAGCGTATTGGGTTCAAGGTGCAGCGCTGGCCACTTATCTGGCACAAGCTTCATCCCTGCAAGAACGCTAGCCCACGAACTAATTTTACAAAGAACTACGAGTGTGCCATGGTTTTGCGTAAGACCATCCACGCGGCTCTCGTTGAGCCACAGACCTCGTCAGTCTTTGGTGCGGACGGGCAAGCGGATCGCAAGCTTTACGACAACCCCTTCGCCAAGCCGTTGGCCGCATGGAAGTTCATTCTTGGAGCGGTGTCCCACCAAGGACAAACAATCTACGACCCCTATGCCGGCCAGATGTCTTGCGGCCGTGCGTGCATCAACATGGGACGCATACCAATGGGATGTGAAATCGGGGAAGATCACTATAACAAAGGCATCGTCCAACTGACAAAACTCATCAAGGAGATCAACGGGAACTAATTCCACGTGCTGACAGAAACTACAGTCACATACTTAGGGGACCTCTACAGATTCTACACCGACGAATCTGGGGAGGTCCTTCATGTCTATTTCTACGCAATGATGGGAACGTCAGAGCAAGAGATGGACTTGGATGAAATCCCACCTGAAGTCATCGAGCAATTCGAAACCGCTTTTATGCAATGAAAGATCCTAGACAACTAGAAGCTCAAGGACTCATCCGTCTCATGTATAAAAACATGGACGCTCTCTTCATGACAGCTTACGAGAAAGATATGTGCACACAGTGTTTGAACGTAAGCTACACAGGCAACTCGCTTTGCCAGAAAAACATCAACTACCTCATCAACAATTTCGCTCCTTTACTGTATGGAAAAAGAACTCTTCAATCTTGACCTCAATGACACCCGGACCACTTCTAAATCAGCCACCATATCAACTGAGTTTGCGCAGGTCAATGCCGACTACCGCATACACTTTATCGCTACATGCCCAGGCGACGCAGAGCTTAAAGAGTCCCGACCTTTCGTTGGCACAGGTGGCTCCGTCCTCAAAAACTTGCTCTCCGGCGTCGGCGTCAGTAACATGGCTTGCACGTTTTCTTACGTAACCAACCACAAAACCAAATACAAAGATGCAAAAGACTTTCCCTATAAAAGCCCTGAGGTATTGCATGATGTTGAAAAGCTTAGACAAGATATCTTGGCTTATCGACCTAACCTCATTGTCCCACTGGGAAACGTTCCGCTACATGTGGCTGGCAAGCCCGGTGAAAGTGTTACCAACTGGCACGGTTCCTTATACAAGTGCGAGTCTTTTGACTCACCTTGCGAAGGATTTAAATGTATGCCGACATACGACCCAGCTGACGTATTCAGAAACTATGACTGGATGCCTCTTCTTCGTCTCGATCTCTCCCGTGCACGTGAAGAAGGGCTGTCCCCGGAACTCGTTCTCCCTGTTCGACATTACGATCTTAACCTCTCCGCATTCGAGATCATTGAACGACTTCGATCCTTACCAGTGGGGCGACCGATCGCATTGGATATCGAAGGCTATGTCTCGTGGATATCCTGCCTATCTATCGCAACGTCAAGCACCGAGGCTTTCATCATACCGTTTGGCTGTTTCTCCGTCCAAGACGATGCGCGTATTATCGAGCAGCTCCGGATCACAATGGCAAGGGCGGATATACCAAAAATCCTCCAGAACTGCATCTATGACTACTTCTGTCTCGCGTGGAAATACCAGATCCACCTCGCCAACATCGCGTTTGATACTATGTTATCAGGTTGGGAACTTTATCCGGAACTTCCCAAAGGGCTCGGGACTCAAACTGCGATATGGACTCGCGAGCCCTACTACAAATTCCAGCGCAAGATCGACCACACAGTTACCCACTGGAAGTATTGCTGCACAGACAGTTGCGTTACGTATGAGATCGCCGAGAAACATGAAAAGGCATTTACTCAAACAGCAGCGAAACATTTTGACTTCAACATGCGGCTTCTACCGGCGATCAACTACATGCAGTTGAGAGGGATGTGTTTCGACAAGCAGATGGCTGACGACATCTTCGCCGCCTCCCAAGCAAAGCAAGCCGAAATTCAACTCCGCATGAACATAGCCGTCGGCAAGTCTTTCAACGTCAACTCTCCCAAACAAGTCTGTGACATCCTCTACAAAACCAAGGGCTTTCCGAAACAACATCCGAAAGTTGCAGGTCGCGTAGACAAAACCAAAGTAACCTCCAACGTTGATGCACTCCTCGAACTCAATCGAATATTTGATGATACCTTTGTCCGAGATCTTATCGCGTGGCGAAAATGCGAGAAGATTCAGCAAACATGTGCTATGCCAGTATCACCTGTTGATGGAAGAATGCGCTGTTCGTACAATCTTGTGGGCACCGAAACAGGACGTCTTAACTGTTACTCATCATCTGAGCCCTCCACTGTCTTGGACCCCAAAGGTAAGCTTAAAGACGTCGGTGCCAACCTTACGACGGTTACAAAAAAACTTCGTCGTTTGTTTAGAGCCGATCCCGATCACGAGTTTTTCCAACTTGACCTTGCGGGGGCTGACGGTTGGACCGTCGCTGCACACAGTAATTTGTTCGGCGATCCTACCATGCTCGATGACTACTTGTTCGGCATTAAGCCTGCGCGAGTCATCGCTTTCATGCATCTCCACGGGGCGGAGTCATCAAAAATGGATCGTGCAGAGTTGCATGCTGCCAGTAAATACATTGGCACAACAGCCGAAACCGAGTATCTCTACTTCACCTGTAAGCGTGTCCAACATGGAACTAACTACCTACTAGGCACGGCAACGATGTCGAATCAGATCCTCAAAGACTCATTCAAACTAACGGGTAATCCCCTATACGTAGAGCCAAAAACATGCGAAGCACTACAAAAACTTTACAATTTACGATACAAGGGTGTGAAAGCCTGGCAGTCGTGGGTGGAACAAGAACTGAAAACCAAAGGGAAGTTGGGCTGTGCTTCTGGACATATCCGCACGTTCTTTGGACGACGGGCGGCACACGAGACCTTGCGATCAGCTACGGCCCACGAACCACAAGCGAACACTACCTACGTAACAAATATGGCCCTACTGAAACTTTGGGAGGACCCGCTGAACCGACGTGCCGATGGATCGTTAATCATCGAACCCCTCCACCAAGTGCATGACGCTTTGTGCGGACAATGGCCTATCGACCAACGAGACTTCGCCATCGAACGCTTGAAGTCTTACTTCGCCGAACCCGTCACCATCGCACGTCAACAAATCCACATTCCCTTCGAAGGCAACTACGGCCCTACATGGGAAGACCAACCTCACGCTATCGTCATATGAGCCTCTACTCCATACCACAACTCTTCCTGCATCTCTGCCTCCATTTTTCTAACTCGGGGCGACTCATGGCGTAGAAGTGGTTTGGGTGTTTTCACATGATTGAGGTTTGGAAACAGGGCAGAGGAGTTTCCAATGGGTG